ATTCCGTTCCGTCTACTGCCCTGTATGGTGGCTGGACTGGCCTATTACATAGCCATGAAGATCCCTGAAGGGGCGGCACGGCTAGATATGCTGAAAATGGCATATGAGGAACAATGGATGTTGGCCTCTGGTGAAGATCGTGAAAAGGCGTCTGTTCGATTTGTGCCGCGCAATATGTTTGTGACAGGTGGCGGCTATTAATGGGCAACAAGTTTTCCTCTGGCAAGTTTTCGATCTCCCAGTGTGATCGGTGTGGGTTTCGGTTCAAACTAAAAGATCTTAGACGGCTAGTTATAAAGACCAAAAACGTAGATATTAAGGTTTGTCATGAATGTTGGGAGCCAGATCAGCCGCAGTTACAACTTGGAATGTATCCGGTTTATGACCCACAAGCCGTTCGTGAGCCTCGTCCTGATACTACGTACTTTCAAGCGGGTCTTAATGGTTTGGAAACAAACCCCGATGGTGGCCCAACTGAAGCGGGTTATGGCGTGCCGACACAGGGCAGTAGGATTGTCGCGTGGGGGTGGAACCCGGTAGGATTCTATAACCCTCTACTTCTCCCATTCCAACAGAATTTTCTGGTGGCGGACGGGGAGGTAGGGACTGTAACTGTAACAACTACATAGGAGTTGAAGATGGAAAAGACAGCAATGAAAAGGGTGGCTAGGGCCGAAGTTAAGTCACACGAGAAAAAAATGCACGGGGTAAAGAAGATGCGGGCTGGTGGTAAAACCAACGCCGACATGATGAAATATGGTCGGAACATGGCTAAAGTTATGAACCAGCGCAGCCCGATGCGTGCGCCGTCTAAAAAGACAGGGATCTAATCATGGCAAAAGATGACAACAAGTATGTTAAGCCCCAAAAAGACAAGCCGGGGTCAAGCGCAGTAGCCAAGGGCAGTATTGCCGTAAAAGGTAATGAGGCGTCTTTTGGTTTTAACGGCTATCCCAATGCCATCCCAAGCACTCAGACTGTAAAGACTCGGGGTACGGGCGCGGCTACTAAAGGCACTAACTCCAGCACAAAGTTGGGATAAATGAACTACTCGACGCTATTTCAGACTATTCAGGCGTATTGTGAAAACGACTTTCCAGATACGGTAGTCGCAACCACAACGGCTTCGACGACATCTTTTCTCACTAAAGATCAGATTGACACGTTTATCCGGCAGGCTGAACAAAGGATCTTTAATAGCGTTCAACTTCCAGTTGCCCGGGAAAACGTGACAGGAAACTGTACGGCTAATAACAGATTCTTAACTACTCCCACAGACTGGCTTGCTACGTTCTCGTTGGCTCGGATTGATCCAAGTGGCTCACAGGAATACCTGCTAAACAAGGATGTTGAGTTTATTCGAGAGTCTTTTCCAAGCCCTACCGATACAGGTGCTCCCACTCACTACGCTATTTTTGACGAGAACACATTTATCTTAGGGCCGACCCCAGATGCGGACTATGGTATGGAGTTGCATTACTACGCATACCCACCCTCTATTGTCACATCTGGCACGACTTGGCTTGGCACCAACTTTGACTCTGCCCTACTGTATGGTTCCCTGCTTGAAGCGTATACCTTTATGAAGGGTGAAAAGGACGTTAACGACACCTACATATCCCGATACAATGAGGCACTTGCCATGTTGAAACAACTTGGTGAGGGTAAAGACCGTCAAGATATGTATAGAACTGAACAAGCGAGGTATCCAGTTAGATGAGCACAATGAGCGAAATAGCCTTTCTTTTAGGAGGCTCAAATGTCAAAGTTCTTACAACTTCTGGTCGTGGTTTTACGCCGGAAGAGATTGCTGAACGGGCGTTAGACAAGATTATTTCTGTAGGTTCTCAAACCCATCCTGCCATTCGGGATCAGGCAGAGGCGTTTAGAAATCAAATCCGTCAGGTTTTGGTGTTTTACATGAAGGAAGCCATTAAGTCGAACCATACGACGCTGGCTGTCAAGTTCAGGAAAGCAGGACATCCTGAGTTTATTAAACTTTTAGATGAATAAAGGAGCCTAATATGGCTATCACGCAAGCAATGACGACCTCGTTTAAAGCAGAACTTCTGCTTGGGGTTCACGATTTCCGTCCGTCGGCTGATACTGGCGCAGACACTTTTAAACTTGCTCTGTATACATCCTCAGCAACGCTGGATGCAAACACGACTTCTTACACCGCTTCTAACGAAGTTGGTACTTCCGGTACTAACTATTCGGCTGGTGGTCAGGCTTTGACCAACACAGGTGTAACGGCAACCAACATTAACGCTAACACTGGTACAGGCTTTTGCGATTTTTCTGATGAGACCTTTGTAAATGCTAACTTTACGGCTCGTGGTGCGCTGATTTATAACAGCACTCCTTCGGCAAACAGCAACGCTAATACCACGCTGACCAATGCATCGGTCTGTGTGTTGGACTTTGGTGCAGATAAAACGGCTTCGGACGGTGACTTCACCATCATCTTCCCAACCAATGATGCATCAAATGCAATTATTCGTATCGCTTAAGAGTCTTAGATGCCTGCTTGGGGCGAAGGTAGATGGGGGCACGGTGAGTGGGGCGTTGGGCAGGTTGATGTCAACGTCTTACTTGCTAGTGTCGTTGCGTCTGGGCAGGTAGGCAATGTAGCAGTAACAATTGGTAAGTCTGTACCTGTAACCGGTTTAGAGGCTACGGGGCAAGTTGGAACAGTTGCATTTAATCAGGTTGCAAATGTTTATGTAGTAGGGGTTGAGGGTACTGGTGAGACTGGCACCGCCACGGTTGTAGGTAGGGTTAATGTTTATCTCACTGGGGTAGAGGCTCATGCCGAGTTAGACCCTGTTGGAGTTGCTGCTGGGGCTGATGTCGAACCTGCTGGGTTCCAGCACACGGTAGATCTTGGACAGGCTTTAGTTTCTGCCGCCGCAAATGTTCCTGTAACGGGCGTTCAAGGCAGTGGAGCAGTTGGACAGTTAGCACAACGTACTGCTTATTACGTTACCGGAGTACAAGGTACGGGGCAGTTAGGGCAGGAAGAAGTAGATGCTAAGGCTAATGTTGTTGTAACCGGTGTTCATGGTGATGGATTTGTTGGTAATGAATTAGTAAGGGCTGCGGCTAACGCCCCTGTGTTTGGGTTAACAGCCACCGGACAGGTTGGCACTGTTGATGAGAGTCGGGAAGTAAATGTTTACGCAGTAGGTGTTGTTGGTACTGGGCAGTTAGGTGAGACCGACGAGAATATTGAGGCTAACGTATTCCCGACGGGGGTTGTAGGTACAGGCGCAGTTGGTACGGTTCGGGCTACGGTTGGATACTACGTCACCGGGGTCGAAGGTACGGGAGAAACCGGAACCGTTACTTTCTCCATAGCGGCTAATGTTTACCTGACAGGTGTTGAAGGTACAGGTCTGTTAGGGCAGGAAGAAGCGGAAGGCGCAGTAAATGCTTTCCCAACGGGTGTGGAAGGTGTAGGAGTTATTGGGCAGGTATCTGTCCGAACAGTTAATAATGTTAAACCTGTTGGATTACAAGCCACAGGGGTAATAGGAATAGCAGTAGGAAGTATCCCAGTAACAGTTTCTGTAACAGGTGTTCAGGGGCAAGGACGTACCGGAAAAGTTCTGATCTGGAGTAAGATTAATCCGAATCAGAACCCGAATTGGCAGTTAGTTAACGATGTTCAGACACCAAATTGGATGCCGATAGCGGCATAGGAGTAACAAATGGCAAGTACATATTCAGACCTTAAGATTCAGTTAATGGCAACCGGAGAGAACTCCGGGACTTGGGGTACTGTTACCAACGCAAACCTTGGCACAGCCCTTGAAGAAGCAATTGTCGGTAGGGCAACGGCAAACTTTACTTCAGACGCCAATCTAACCCTGACTCTTACGGACACCAACGCCACTCAGGTAGCCCGTAACTTTGTACTAAACGTCACTTCCGGGGTGTCACTAACCGTTACCCGAGACCTGATCGTTCCTGCGATTGAGAAGCCATACTTAATACAGAACAACACTACGGGCGGTCAGTCAATCCGGGTGATTATTGCTGGTAACTCAGTGACCGTGCCGAACGGCAAGACAGCGTTTGTATACAACGACGGCACGAATATCAACATGGCTTCGGATTATTTCGTAGCCCCCACATTCAGTTCGTTCACCTCTACCGGCGATGGAACCTTCAGCGGAGTAGGGCAGATCAAGGTGCCAGCAGGAGCAACTGGGGACAGAAGCGGTTCCCCAGTAAACGGTATGTTCCGGTACAACACCTCACTTTCCCAATTTGAAGGGTATGCGGCTGGTGCTTGGGGAAGTATCGGTGGTGGCGGTCAGGCTGGTGGTGCGATCACTATTAATGAGACCACGGCCTCCCAGAGTTACACAATCGCTAGTGGTGAGAATGGTTTGAGCGTTGGCCCAATAACTGTTGCATCTGGCGTGACTATTACGGTCTCGTCCGGTCAGCGCTGGTTAATCCTGTAAGGAGATAAACATGGCAGTAGATATTAATGGTGATGGCCTTATAGCGTTAGGTGGAACGTCCACTACCCAAGGTCGCCTAAGACTTGCAGAAGACACAGATAACGGCACTAACTACGTCGAGTTGACCGCCCCTGCTTTATTGGCAAGCAATATAACTCTGACGATGCCCAGTGCTCAAAATGCAACGCTAGGGTATCTCAATATCCCCCCAGTCGGAACTAAGACGGGTTCTTACACACTGGCTACAACGGATGTTGGTGAGTACGTACAAGTTGGATCTGGTGGGTCAATCACAATCCCAGATGCTACATTTTCTGAAGGTGATGCAATAACAATCTTTAATAATACTTCTGGTGGTATTACGATTACTTGTACAATCACAACCGCTTACATTGCTGGAACGGACTCCGATAAGGCTTCTGTAACTCTAGCCACTAGGGGTTTAGCAACTATTCTGTTTATCTCTAGCACTGTTTGCGTTATCACAGGAAACGTGACATGAGTGGTATTCAGTTAATGTTTGTTGGAAGTGGTGGCGGAAGGCAGGTCATTAACCTTTCCATTGCTTCTCCGGCATATAACTACGACGTTTATACAAACCGTGGCCCAACTTATGTTGCGGGTAGTTCTGACATCACGGTAACAATTAGCCCG